TCGTTGTGTTTTGACAAATATTTCTGTCAATTATGCACCTAATGGTTGGTCAGCATATGAGATGTTTGGTGAGAATGACCCTCGTTTGGGTCGCACAGGTATGCCAACTGCAATTCAATTGACACTTGAGTTTAAAGAGACAGTCATTCTTACTAAAGCAAGTATGATTCGTGGTAGTGGTGGTTATAAAGGTTCTGAGTCAATTGGAGATAGAGTACAGAATCTCTCTTCATCAATGTTCGGAGGAAAAAAATAATTTATGGCCAAGTATTTTAATTTTTTCCCCAAAACACTTTATTCACTTTCAGATAAATCAACATCAGCCGATTTAGTAACAAACATTATCGCTCGATTTGGTTTTGAAAATGAATTAAAAGAAAACTCAAACATATACTATCCATACGATATTCAAGATGGTGATACGCCAGAAACAATTGCGAACAAATATTATGGCTCACCCGAAAGACATTGGGTAGTTTTGATGTTTAATGATATTATTGATCCGCAGTATGATTGGCCACTTGATCAAAGAACTATTATCAAATATATTGACGAAAAATATACAGCAAATGGTGCAGCAAACACAACGCAACAAACCGGATTGGCTTGGTCAAAATCAAACACAAAATCATATTATAAAGTAGTAACAAGAGTCACTAACAATTCAACAAAAAATACAATTAAAGAAAAAATAGAACTTGATGCAAACACATATGCAAATGTTACCACATCAACTTCTACAAAAACGCTTCAGAGTGGAACTACAATAACTCAAACAGTGAGCAAAGAGACAGAAACGTATTATGATTATGAAGTAAATGTAAACGAATCTAAAAGAAAAATTAAATTGTTAAGATCAGAAATTGTTTCACAAGCTGGTTTACTTGACGAGTTTAAACGAGTGATTAATTCTAAAGAATAATAATGTCAACTGTCAATCTACCAGAAACACCGTCGAAGTTTAGTCTCAACGAACTTGCCATCGTAACCAAAACTGGCAAGTTAGACATATCTAAACTATTCCAAGAACTGAATATTTTTGATTCTTTATTATCGCCTGTAATGAGTGGTGCTGTTGTAATTATTGACTCAATTGGTCTTTCTCCAAAATTATTGTTTGATGGTTCAGAAGTTCTTTTGGTAAACATTGGTAAAGATTCAGACTCCGATGCATTTAGATTAAAAAAAGCATTTAGAATATATCGTCAAACAAATCGTGCGGCACTACAACAAAACTCCGAAGCCTACACTTTGGAATTTGTCTCTGACGAATTTATTTTTTCTGAGCAACAAAAAATAAATCAATCTTACAAATCAACTTACAGTGATGTGGTTAAGAAAATACTAGTCAATTATTTAAAAGCGCCTGAACAAAAATTAAACGGTGTTTTTCAAGACACAACAGGCATCCGTGATTTAGTTATACCGAATCTGAAACCTCTTGAAGCATTAGAGTGGTGTGCCAAAAGAGCAGTAGATCAAAAAAGATCACCTAATTATGTTTTTTTTGAGAATAATTTAGGATTCAATTTTGCATCACTTTCACAACTTCTTTCATCTGATTCATTGTTTAGAATTAAATTTCCAGCCAAAAACTTGGAAGGCGTTCAAGCAAATCAAGAGTTATTGAGCCCTAGACATTTTGAAGTTGTGAATCAATCGGACAAAATTAAAACAACAAGAGAAGGTGTAGCGGCTGGTACATTCATTGGTTTTGATCCAATTACCAGAACAATACAAAACAAGCGTATAGGGTTTGAAGACCATTACAACGCAATGGACCACGGTAACGACACTGCTAACTTTTCCCAATCAAAAAATCGTGCTGGTGAAAAAGCAACTGAAGCATATGATTCTAAAAAAGTAGTAAGTATCTTCGGCGCAAATATTAAAAACAGCAACTATATTAAGAAATATGACCCAACTTCAATTTCAAAAGTTGAAACACCGGAAGATTACTTATTTGCTCGTAAAGCAATATTTGCTAATTTGATGAATAAAAGAATTAAACTTGTGATGCCGGGCAACTTTCAATTGACTTCAGGCTTTAATTTAAATGTTCGTGTGCCAGACTTCTCAAAGAAAGAAACTGGCTCTGAAAACGAAGATCGTTCATTGAGTGGTAAGTATTTGATTATTGCTTCAAGACATGTCATCAAATACGATATGCACGAAACAATTTTAGAACTTGCAACAACTTCAAATGAAACAGACTTTGTACCACAAAGCACACCAGAACAAAACAAGGCAATAGAAAACTATGGAAGCTACTGAAAGTAAAGATTTTGCTGGTAAAGGTGGTTTCATTTGGTGGGTGGGTGTCGTCGAAAAAATTAATGATCCGCTAAAGTTGGGTCGCTGCAAAGTTCGTTGTGTTGGTTGGCACACAGATAATAAATCACTTTTACCGACTGATAATTTACCTTGGGCGCAGTCGTCATTGCCCGTGAATGCTAGAGACACATATCCACCACGTGAAGGTGATATGGTATTTGGTTTTTTCTTTGATGGTGAAAATGCACAGCAACCTGTAATGTTAGGTGTTTTACCGGGCATACCTCTTGTAGCGGCTAATGCACAAAAGGGTTTCAACGATGCAAGAATTTCTTCTGAGTTACAAAGTTCACCAAGAACACCAGCATCAAAAACTTATAATACGGATGGAACTGGCATTAAGATTACAGAGAAATCTGCCGCTGAATCTTATCCAAGAATACTAGATGAACCAACAACATCACGTTTGGCTCGTAATGATGAGAATATGTCAAAGACGTTTATACAAGAGCGTAAAGACAACACTGTTAAATCTATACCAACTGCTACTTCAACTTGGACAGAACCGACAACACAATATGCCGCAAAGTATCCATACAATAATGTAACTGAAACTGAATCTGGTCATATTGTAGAGTTTGACGACACTGTTGGCAAAGAAAGAATTCACATTGCACACCGTAATGGTTCTTTTCAAGAATGGTTTCCTAATGGTGATAAAGTAGAAAAGATTACAAAAGATAATTATGAAATCGTGATGGGTAATGACCGTGTTTACATTATGGGTAAATGTTTTGTTACAGTACAGGGTGACGCTGAAGTTTATGTAAAACAAAATGCCACAATTAAAGTGGATAAAAATGTCACTGCAACCATTGGTGAAAACTTGTCGGCGACAGTAAAAAAGAATGCGACACTGGCGGTCACACAACAATTAAAAGCAACTTGCCAGACATTAGACATTCAAGCAAGTGGGGCTGCAACAATTAAATCTGGTGGTACAATGACTATACAAGGATCAATAATTAAACTGAACTAATCATGAAGCACGAATTTGTTATTTTATTGAATGGTGAATTAAAAACTTACGAGCGTTGGGAAGATATACCAAAAAAGTTTGATGCGGTAATAAAGTTTAATCCATATATGCCACCGCCACCACATACGAAAGAAGATCATGATGAAATAGAATCTTGGATGCCAAGATTTCAAGAGTTAATGAAAAGAGGAACTTTTTAGAAATGGCTCTGTCAACATATGGCACACAATTTAGAGTTATCCCTGCTGGAGAAACTGTAGAGTTTACACACCCTAAAACTTTGGTTGATATGGGTCAGCCAGTAAATGTTTTGTTTGTGAATGCAAGAGCCGATAAGGATTTGCCAACTGAGGGTGTTGTGAGTGGTGTTACAATGACAAACACAAGTTGTGTTCTTGTAACTTCTGGTATAATTGAAAATTACGTAACAACATATACTTTGTCTGGTAAATACGGAGATGACTTAACAACAAGGGATGTTTATCAAGTAATTAATACAAATAATTATGATCCAAACGCATCTAGTTTTTATAGTTCAGAGTCAAAACCAACTGGTGACTTTCAAGTGACCACATATAATTCTTATTCTGCGTTAGTTGCGGCAAGGGCACCTTCAAACACATCAACGACTGGTTGGAATAATATTGTGAAGTTTTATCCAGAAGACACAGCAGAAAAAACGGTGACTTATATTTTTACGGCACAGGGAGAAACTGTAGAGTTTACGCAGAAAGTGCATTTGATACCCACTAGACATTTTACTAGATTGCAGTCTCTTGTACAAGGAATAGCACCAGGTAGAACAACTCAAGATGCTTCAGGTAATATTATAACACCGACTTACATTTCAGACCCACCAGGTTGGGTTGAACCAGCAGAATAGGAGAAAATTATGCCAGCAGCATGTAGAATTGGAGATATGGATATCACACATTGTTCAACACCATCAAGAGCCCAAGGCTCAACAAACGTTTTGGTAAATGGCATACCTTGGAGTTGTCAAGGACATATTAACACTCCACATCTAATACCCAACGATGACCCATGTTCGGTGCATGTAGCATCAATTTCGTCAGGTTCTAGCACAGTAAAAGTCAATGGTAGGGGTGCTGGCCGTGTTGGTGATGGTATTGGTGGATGCACTGCTGTGGCTTCTGGTTCACCAAATGTTTTTGCGGGTTGAATAAATAAAAGATGTCAACTACAATCACATCTAACGAACCAAGAATACAGGTCGAACGTTCGTTTAAAGACTTAGATTTAAACTTTACAGCACATCCCGTCAAGAAGGATGTAAGTCGCCATCTAAACGAAAAGGCGATTATTAACTCTGTAAAAAATCTAGTGTCCACTAACTTTTATGAACGACCGTTTCAACCAGATTTGGGTTCAGCAATTCGTTCTCTACTGTTTGAGCCAGTCGATTCTGTTTTTGGTGCTTCAATAGAAAGACGTTTATTTGACGTTATTAATAATTATGAACCGAGAGTTTCAGTAGAATCAATTGTTGCGATTCCTGCTCCAGATGAAAATGGTTACAAAGTTTCAATGACTTTTTTTATTGTTAATTTGCCTAACCCAATTACAATCAATTTCTTTTTAGAACGTATAAGATAAAATGGCTGAACCACTACAAGTTACTGAACTTGATTTCGATCAAATCAAACAAAATTTAAAGACTTATCTAAAGGGTCAGTCTGAGTTTACCGACTATGATTTTGAAGGTTCTGGTCTGAGTGTTTTGTTAGACATTCTAGCATATAACACACATTATAATGCTTACTATCTGAACATGGTTGCGAATGAAGCATTCATGGATACAGCTTTGCTGCGTGATTCTGTTATCTCACACGCTAAAGTTTTAGGTTATGTTCCATATTCAAGAAAAGCCCCACGTGCGACAATTAACTTTGTTGTCAATACTAATGTTGATGATGACATCTCTTTAACTATACCAAAGGGTTTTACATTTCTATCTAATGAAATTGATGGAATCAGTTATAACTTTGTCACACTGGAAGAGACTAGAGTAACAAAATCAAATACAGATTTTACATTTTTAAATCTACCAATACATGAGGGTCAATTAGTAACATACAGTTACACGCTTGATCAGACGACAAATCCAAAACAGATATTTTCACTTCCCGATACAAACGTAGATACTTCTACTTTGTCAGTTTTAGTTCGCAACTCTGTTTCGAATACAGACTCGGAAGTTTATACTTTAGCTTCCGATGCATCTACTGCAACCACAACGTCTACTGTTTTTTATTTGCAAGAGAACAGAGGTGAAAAATATGCTATCTATTTTGGTGATGATGTAATTGGTAAAAAGTTACCTAATGGTGCCGTGGTCAGTATTACGTACTTAATTACCAATGGCACTGCTGCAAACAAAGCAAATAATTTTGTTGCAACAGGAGTTCTTGCAGATTCTACAGGAAATCCACAAACTGATTTCACAATTACACCTGTTAGTGAAGCTGCTGGTGGTGCCGAAAGAGAATCTGTTGATAACATCAAGTTTGCTGCACCATTACAGTATACGACACAAAATCGTTTAGTTACATTTTCTGATTATGAAACATATCTTCAGAAAAATTACCCTTCTATAGAATCAATTTCTGTTTGGGGTGGAGAAGAAGAACTTCCGCCCAAATTTGGTGTAGTTTACATTGCACTTAAACCAAAAGAGGGTTACTATCTTTCTAATACAGAAAAACAACGTATTAGTGATGAACTTATAAAACCAAAAGCAATCGTTGCTATTCAAACAGTATTTCGTGATCCCGAATATCTTTATTTGATTATTTCACCAACTGTTACATATAATTCAAATAAAACATCTCTTACAGAAACACAACTAAAAACGGCTATACGAAATGCTATATTGAACTATAAGACAGTTAATTTAGATAAATTTGAGTCTCAATTTATTCTTTCTAAGGTACAAGATACGATTGATTCTGTAGATACAAATTCAATTATTGGTTCTAGTGTTTCGGTTCGTTTACAGAAACGTTTTACGCCAACTTTAAATTCATCTGTGCCATACACAATTAATTTCAATGCGCCTTTGCGTAGAGGAACAATTGGAAATAAATTAACATCAACTTTATTTACTGTTGCAGACTCACGAGGCATTGATCGTGAAGTTCAATTTGATGAAATACCACAATCATTTTCTGGTATATCATCAATTCAGGTAACTAATCCTGGCGCTGGTTTTACTTCTTCACCAACAGTCACAATTGATGGTGATGGAATTGGAGCCACTGCAACGGCAATAATTGTAAATGGTCAAATTAATCGCATTGAAATTGTAAATCGTGGTATTGATTACACACGTGCTACAGTAACTATTACTGGTGGCGGTGGTTATGGTGCTACGGCTACTGCTGTAATTGACGGAAGAACTGGAACAATTCGTACAGTTTACTACGATTCATTTGCACAGAGACAAGTTGTTGATGAAAACGCAGGTGAAATTGATTATGATGCTGGCGTAATTACAATTACCAATATTGCGATTAAAGATGTACAGTCGGTTGAAGGTGACATTCGACTTTCAATTGAGGCTGAAAAGGGAATTATTAGTACAACGAAAAACACAATTATTACAATTGATCAAGACGATCCAACATCAATTAGCACAACGTTAGAACCTGTATAATGCCAGCAGATTTAAAAACATCGATACTTGTTAATCGTCAAGTTCCTGAATTTGTTCGTGACGAATATCCCAAGTTTATTGCATTCGTAGAAGCATACTATGAGTTTCTTGAGGCTCAAGCTAATACTGCGACTACATCAAACAACTTAATCACGACAGCAAAATCATTACGAAATATTTCTGACGTTGATGAATCGTTGGATCAGTTTGAGAAAAACTTTTATAATACATATGCAACTTTAGTTCCTCTTGAAGTTCAGTCGAACAAAGCCCTTCTATTTAAACAGTTATTATCGTTATACAGATCAAAGGGTTCAGAGAACTCATTTAAACTTTTATTTCAATTAGTATTTGGTGAAGATATTGAAGTTCTTTTACCAAAGAATAATGTTCTTCGACCATCTGCAAGTGTCTGGCAAGTAGACAGTAAACTTAGAATTAATCCAGATATCTCAAGCCGTTATGTTGGTGATGGGACTAAAAAAACTTTTTATTTGGCACAACAATCGGGCATTGATGATGTCAGTGTTTTTGTTGATAATGTATTAAAAACATCTAAAGTTGATTATTTTATTAACAGAGAATATCGACAACTAAATTTTGTTTCCGCCCCATCAAACAATTCAATTATTCTTGTAAACTACGATAGTTTTAATATTGATTTATTAAACAATCGTAAAGTCACTGGTTTAAAATCAGGGTCCAGTGCTATTATCGAGTCGGCCTCAAAGAGAACGATTTCAGATACTCTCAATCTAGGTCTTCCAGTAGAACTTTTTATTAATCAAGAAACGCTAACTGGTCCATTTTTAAATGGTGAATTAGTTTCTATTCCAATTAATGATGAAGTCAACAACACATCAATTAATATTATTGCTTCGACGTTTTCGATTATTCGAAAAATTAATGTAATAAAAGCAGGCAACAACTATAGTGTTGGTGACATTGTTTCTATTACTGGTGGCAATGCCTCAGTTAATGCATTTGGCACAGTTGAAACTGTCGCAAGTGGAAAGTTAGAATCAGTAATTGTACATCACGGCGGCTCAGTATTTTCAAATTCATCTCCAATTGCTGTATCTGGAAACAGTCAATTTACATCAATGGTGGTTGTTGTTGATGGTATTGATGTCTCTGGTGCAAATGCTGCAAACTCTTTTACAGTTTCACCAGACGTTGTTTCTAATCTAAGTTTAAATGTTGGTGGAACAGTTTATGTTAATGGTTCAAACTTCGGTGCAATATTTTCAAAATCAAATATTAGCGCAAAAAATACTGTTGCCGACGCATTAAATTACATTACTATTCAAGTAGGTCCAATTACAAACACAAAAGTTATCGCAACATCAATTACTTTGTCTGAAAAAAATTCTATTGTCTTAGACGCTGCTGGTGCAGAATATGGTCCAATACCATCTTCAAACACAATTCCATATCGTTATTCGAAGAGTTTAAGATCAATTGGTCGTTATAAAATTAATGCTGGTGGAACAAACTATAAAGTTGGCGACGAAATTGTATTTGGTCCAAACCCGTTAGGTACATATGGACAGTACGCTGCGGCAGTTGTTGGTAGAGTTGCGGCTAACGGTTATATTTTAAGAATTGATTCTGCAAATACAAGAATTCGAGGAACTGTTTCCGTTACATCAGCATGTAATGAAATTACTGGTACGGGAACATTTTTTACTGCCGATCTGAAAGTTGGAGACATAGTAGATGTGAATGGTGAATCTAGAATTGTAACATCCAATTCTTTAGACACTACGGCAGTCGTTTCTTCACCATTTACATACTCAGCATCAAACAAAAGACTTGGTGTTTATAATCGTTGGCCACTTGGTGGTTATGGTTATACGCAAAACAATTTTCCATCAATTACAGTTGATTCTGCTACGGGGTCAAGTGCAAGTGTACAAATTGATTCGTTAGTGGGTGATGGAGAAAGATTAGAGCCTATAGGATTTGGTGCAAACGGTGAAATTGTTTCTATTAAAGTTGTAAACCCAGGCTCGGGATATGAGTTTAATCCAATTGTGAACGTTTCTGGTGGTGATGGAACCGCTACGGCAAATGCTGAAGTTGAACGTTCTTATGCTTTTGGTTCAGGCCGTTGGTTAACGTCAGATTCGATCATTTCTTCAGCAGAAAGAAAAATTCAGGGTGAAGACTATTATGTAGATTATTCTTACGTAACTTCATCAAAAATTGAGTTTAGTAAATATAAAACTTTACTCAAAGAATTATTACATCCAGCAGGTTTAGTCAATTATTCATTCTACAATAAAGAAACTATTGTTGAACTTACGGACACAGAGTTTGAAAGCATTTCAGCAAATACGATTTCTGGAACCGTAAACGTTGGTAATGGTAGAGTTCTCGTCACGGGCATTGGAACAAAATTCAATATCGCAAATACACGAGGAATTCTATCCATAGGTTCAGCGATTGCAGTGAATGGTGAACTGAGAAAGATTAACACGATTATAAGCAATACAGCATTAATTACAACATCGAATATCTCAAATCTGAGAATCGCAAATGTTGGCTCAGGTTACTCAAACGGTTATCTAGAATTCTCCAATGGTGGTGGGCAAGTTACAAGTCTAACAATTACAGCCGCAGGTTCTGGATATGAAAATGGAACGATAGCATTTACAGGAACAGATCAAACAATTGCTGCCGTTGCTAATGTGGAAGTGTTTGCTTCAAATGGTGCAATTCGCACATTAACATTAATATCTGGTGGCTTATATGCAAACACACCAATTGCTACACCAGATACTAATCCTCATCGTGTTGTTGATGCTAACAGTGTCGTTATAAATGTTCGTGGTCAAGGTTACTCGAATGGTTGGTTAGTCTTTTCTGGTGGATCACCACTAAGAGATGCAAATGTTAGATTGATTGTTCATCCCAATACTGTTGTTAATACGGTTGAGATTATTGATTCCGGCTTATATCAGTCAAATCCAACTGCCGTACCAAATACAAATCCAAATGTGGTAATTTCTGTGGTAACAGTAAACAGCACAGGTAATGGTCATTCGAATGGTGTTCTAGTGTTCTCTGGTGGAAATCCATCACGTGCTGCTACGGTTCGTGTTGAAACATTCCCACCGAACAGCGCACAAGTACATTCAATTACTGCAAACTCAGATGCACATGGTGTAAACGGTTACGTAACATTTACTGATACCAATTCTATCGTCGCAGCAAATGCAAGAGTTTATGTAAACTCAACTGGAGCAATTATAAATGTGACAGTTGCGGCAAACGGATTGTATACGGGAACACCAACGGCAACAGTAAATACAGGTAATGCTGTTCTGTCTTTGCAGATGAAACCTCTAGATGGACAAATTCGTAAGATTACAATTGAGGATCCGGGTCTTTATTTTTCCACACCAACTGCTGTTCTGAACACATCTCCAAATTCAGTAATTTCCATTACATCAAATACTGTTCCAAACACATATGTTGGTCGAAGTCTAGCAAATGGTTACTTGATTTTTAGTGGTGGTCTTGCAGTCAGACCAGCAAACGCAACTTATCAAGTTTTCCCATCAAATGGTGTAATTAATATGCAGTCTATCGTGATTACTGATGTTGGTTTGTATCGCATTCCACCAACAACTGTAACACCAAATGTAGTCCCTGTTTCTGTTACTCAAGCGTTGACGCTTACTGGTGGAGCCGGTTACACTGGATGCACAGCCGGATACTTGATCTTCTCAACTAATCAAGGAACAGCAAATACTCCCGCTAACTGTTTGGTTACAATTACTGGTGGCGCAATTACTTCAACGATTGTATTAGACTCAGGACTGTATGCTAATGGACAAGACATTATCGTTGTTGGTGTTTTGAATCCTGATACAGGAACATTATATTCACCCTCAACATCTGCTACTTTCCGCATAGGTTATAATGCTAATACATTGAACGTAGCTAATTTAGTGGTTACAACGTCTGCGAATGCTGGACAAACTGCTTCGGTTACAATTACTGCGAACAGTAATTCTTACACGAATGCTGTGTTTACAATTACTCCAGTTGCAAATAGCCAAACAAACGCTGTAATTACAGTTGGATTTACGGGTAGAAACACGGCAGCAAATGCATCAATTGAGGTGTACAATAATAGTTCTGGTTTGGAACCAGCGGGAACTGTGAACGGAGCGATTCGTAAAGTCACAATAAATAGCAATGGTGACTATTATTATACTCCCACTGCTACTCCAAATTCTGCTGGTTCTGGCGCAGTATTTACATTTGATCCAACTAATTGGACTCAAACAGCAAACGCACAAACAGCAATTATATTTAAATAGCGATAAATAGAACTTATGACTTCAGTTACAACTAAAAAAGTACCATATATTTCAGCCGTTCAATTCAAGGAGTCTTTTTACGAGCCTTCTCCAGAAGTCGGTTATGTATATGTTGGAAATCATATTCCTTATACAAACGAAAACAGCCCAGACTCAATTGTAGATTCGATCAATGATGAAAAATTAGTTTGGGAGAACATGATTGCGGCTAAAAAGATTACGGGAAATGATGTTGAACTAGTCATACCAAAAGTCAAATGGACCGCAAATACAAAATACAAACAGTATGATGATCTGATTGCGTTAGATGATTTGCTGACTGGAAACACTACGTTGAATGTTAAACCAATGTATGTGTATACAACACAGCGTAATGTTTATAAATGTCTTTCGAATAATATCTCAGCAAACTCTACAGTAGAGCCAACTGGTGACTACACATCTTCAAATGGTAACATTGCCACTTCCGATGGTTATATTTGGAAGTATATGTTTAATGTCAAACCATCAAACAAATTCTTGTCAGACGATTGGGTTCCAGCTCCAACAAGCACAAATCAATTAGATTATGGTGTTAATAATATTGGGGTTATCGCTGGAGAATTGACGACAATCGTAGTTACTAACACTGGCTCAGGTTATTATGAGAGTAATGTGAATGTTGTTGCTTTTTCGGCCTCTTCGAATGTTCTAACATTATTGAATCCTACGGTTGCAATACTGAATAATGTTTCCGCAAACATGTCAATTTCCGGCACAGGTATTGCCCCAGGGACTTATATTTTAAGAAAAGATACGGCGAATTCTAATGTTTTCATTTCTACACCTACAATCGATTCTGGTGGTGGATCAGGTAATCAAATTGCGTTGACAACTAGGGTTTACATTGACGGTGATGGAACTGGAGCCGTGGCTGCTGCCTCAATTAATGCCGCTGGGTATGTAACTAAAGTAACTGTTACAACAATCGGTACAGGTTATAATCGTGCAAATGCTTATGTTTATGGCACAGGAAGTGAGGCTGGTTTAGGTCGTTCAACTTCACAAGTTCGTGTGATTCGTGACATGAAGTACGGTCACGCTTATAATCCAGCAAGAGAATTGGGTGCAAATAGCGTTATGGTTGTATCCAGAATTGGTGAAATCGATTCTACTGAAGATGGTAAAATACCAGCGAATACAACGTTTAGACAGTTTGGTATCTTTGTAAACCCTCATAAATATGGGGATGCAAATGTTGTTTCTCCAGCAAATGCCAATAGTTTTGTTTCACAGGCAACAGTTCTTTCTCTGGTAACAGGTTCATTTTATAGTCTTGATGAATTTGCATATCAGGGCTTACCAAATGATACGACAGCGGCAAACACAGTTGCATATGGAAACGTTTTAGATCAAACATCGAATCAAGTAAGACTTACGAATGTAAGAGGAACTTTCCAAACAGGTGTTCCTTTACGTGGAGCAAGTTCAGGTGTTGCTGATCGCTTGGTTATTTCAGTACAAAATCCAGAATTTCAACCTTACTCGGGTGATGTTCTTTACGCTGAGAATGTGACAAAAATTACAAGGGCAGATGGACAAGCTGAAAATATCAAACTTATTGTTAGATTTTAAAGGTTAATAAATGGCACTAAACACAAATTTTAATGTTAATCCGTACTACGACGATTTCGATGATGATAAAAATTATTATCGCATTCTGTACAAGCCCGGAAATGCTGTTCAAGCACGTGAACTGACTCAGCTACAAACAATATTACAAGATCAAATTAAAAAGTTTGGTGACCATATGTTCAAATCCGGTTCAGTTGTAACCGGTGGTCAAATTACAATTCAAAATACTGCTTATATAAACATTGCTTCAACATATTCAGGTCAAGACATTAATTATATTAATTTTGATCAACAGACCATTTTAAATGCAGCCAATACAAAACGTGCATATGTTTTAAAATCTTATGCCGCGGATTCTGCCGCTGGTCAACCAATTACATTTATTATTAATCAAATGTATGGTGACCCATTTACGACAGATGAAGTGATCTATACTCAAAATACAGATCCATCTGCTATTACATATTATGCAAATACAGCGGCAACAAATGTCACTGGAAACTGTCAATCATTTTCTGTCAATGAAGGAGTCTTTTATTATGATGGTTTCTTTGTTAAAACAGAACCACA